TGTATCGTTTGACAATCACATTGGACACAACTATCTTGAGGACTATGAACAAAGGTATGAATCCTACCACAGGAAGGAAGACAAGATTGCCTTTGATCTTGAATATTTTAACAAAGTTACCAAAGGTGGGCTCCCTAATAAAACTCTTAATATCGCACTTGCTGGTACGGGTGTCGGCAAAAGTTTATTCATGTGCCACGTGGCTAGCTCCGTCTTGTTGCAAGGACGGAACGTATTATACATTACATGCGAAATGGCAGAGGAGAAAATTGCTGAGCGAATTGACGCAAATCTTCTGAACATAAACATACAAGAAATTACAGATCTTCCTCATCAAATGTATGAAGGTAAGGTAACCAGTCTTGCTCAGAAGACGCAAGGATCTCTTATTATCAAAGAGTATCCTACTGCATCTGCTCATTCGGGACATTTTAAAGGACTTTTAAATGAGTTAGCATTGAAAAAATCATTCAAACCTGATATAATATTCATAGATTACTTAAATATATGTGCATCCTCTAGATATAGAGCTAATAGTAATGTCAATTCGTACTCGTATATTAAAGCGATTGCAGAAGAACTCCGTGGTCTTGCGGTTGAAGCGAATGTTCCAATTGTATCCGCTACTCAAACCACTCGCTCTGGTTTTGCTAGCAGTGATGTTGATCTCACTGATACATCTGAGTCCTTTGGTCTTCCTGCTACAGCTGATTTAATGTTTGCTTTGATTTCCACAGAGGAATTAGAAGGATTGAATCAGATAATGGTCAAACAATTGAAGAATCGTTACAATGATCCTACAATTAATAAAAGGTTTGTAGTTGGAATTGACCGGGCCAAAATGCGTTTATATGATTGTGAACAAAGTGCTCAGGAAGATATCGTTGACAGTGGACAGGAAGAAGAGTATACTTTTAAAGAGGGTAAAACTATTAAACAAAAATTTGCGGAGTTGAAATTTTGAAAAAGAAAGTTGATTTCAATAAGTACACAAACTTTGTTAATGCAGTTACTAGTAATGAATCAAAAGATTATGCTTCTTTTGATGGAAGATTATTTGAGTTATCAAAGGATGTAAAGATTGAACGCTTGTTAACCGCTGCAGTTGGTATTAGTGCAGAGGGTGGAGAGTTCATGGAGATTGTTAAGAAGATGATCTTTCAAGGTAAACCCGCGAATGAAGATAATTTAGAACATCTTAAGATTGAACTAGGTGATGTCATGTGGTATGTTGCACAGGCATGTATGGCTTTAGATGTATCTTTTGATGAGGTTATTAAAACTAATGTAAATAAGCTTAAGAAACGCTACCCTGGTGGCGAATTTGATGTTTATCAATCGGAGAACCGTAAGAAAGGAGATCGCTAATGGATGTTGAATTTATTCCTGATGATGAATTCTTTATTCCAGAAGATGATGGGTTTGAATTGGTATTCGAACCTGATCCTGAATTTTTGGCAAAGTTAGAAGCTGCTGAGAGAAAGAAGAAGGAAAAACAAAAAGAAGAATAATTAAGTACTAATCCTAAATAATGGATAGAGTTCTTGGCTTTGTTCTTAATGGCATCAGACGGGGTAGAAACCAGACAACAAGAAACAGCATCTGCTTTTGCGTTTAAAAAATCCATTGAGGATAATAAATCAGCAACTCTTGCAGAGATTGCGAAAATATATCCAGGAGTTAATGCTAAATGGATGCAGACATTTGAAGCTCAAACAGAAGTTTTAAAGGGATGGTTGGGCACAGGTAAGAAAGGATATAATTATTCTAGAAATAAAGGTATAATGCCTTTTCTAGAAAGTATTGCTAAGACTTATTGTGGTGTTGAAGGAGGAAGTAGGATATTTGCGACAAAGGATACTTGGAATCCTATGGACATTGTTATGGTAAAAAGGAGTCAGGAAGCGTCTATAAGAAAATTTATTAAAGAAATTATTACTATTGAAGGTCTAACTGAAAAGGGCAGACTGGGCCTTTTAAATTCTGTAATGTACGAATCCCTTAAACAAAGGGTAATGATACCAATATCATTAAAGAAAATTAAGTTAAGTGTTGGAGTTGATATTGAAGAAGAATTAAATACCGGAAATCCAGAAACAAAAGATTGGTTTGTTCCATCTAGTCCTAAATGTAATTTGGATATCAAAAATAGGACTTTTGAGACTTCTGAATTTTCTATGTTTTTCCAATTAGAAAAACCTCCAAGGTTTAAAATCAAACTTCAAGTTAGGAATAGACAACTTAGTAATCCAAATGGAACTGTTCAGTTGGAATGTATTAATGATTCTAAACCTGCTGCTAAATTGGGTACAGTTCCTGCGGATTTGATTGAGAAATCTTTAGAGTCTGCTGGTTTGTCTAAACCAGATTCTATTTCAAAAAATAATAATATTCCTAATAAGTTTCCTGGAGATTGGTCAGAGGATCAACTTAAGTATTGGATAAATTTATACGAAGATATAAAAAATAATAATATCGGAGGAAAAAGTGTTGATTTTGGTAGTTTGAAAATTACTGGGCAAGGTCAGGATGAAAGTGGAATTGAGTCGATTATTAGAAATGGCGCTTTAAATGAAACTATAGTTGAGAGAAAAGATAATGGTAGGTTTAGAAATCTTTTAGTTTCAATGGAATACGTTAAAGTATTTCAACAAATGGATGAGAAAGGAAAACTGAATGATTTATTGAATGTTTTATACTATGGGTCAAAGAAGGCCTTTGATCCTCTTAATGGTTCTTTTGTTAAAATTTATTAATGATTTAGATGACTTGCAGGCACTATGGTAAAATAGAGACATGTCAAAGAACACCCACCTAGAACACCTTGAAGATGATATTCTTAATGATGGGTCTGAGGGGGCATCTAATGCAATAGGTTTTTTAGA